AGCCCCCTTACTGGTCTCGGAGGTTACACTGCAAATGGAACAGGCGGTGGAGCACAAGGTTACACCGGCCTCTTGTGGCTGTGCACAGCCCGAGACAACACCCTAACCTCAGGCGGCTCAAAAGGCACAGTCAACGACGATTCTGCACGGACAGCCACCACGTGCTACATGAGGGGCTTGAAGGAGAACATCGAGTGCCAGACAAATACAGGGGCACCCTGGCAGTGGCGCCGCATATGTTTCACATACCGAGACCCCAGCGTCCTCCTCTCTGGCAACGCCCTAACCCCTTTTATTGAGACCAGCAACGGGTTCGCGAGGTACATGACGAATTTCACCGCTACTGATGCGGCTAGTGTTTCAACGCATGGCGCAATTACGCGTCTTATCTTCAAGGGTCAACAGAACGTTGATTGGAACGATATCAGGACAGCCCCGCTCGACAATACACGTATTGACGTCAAATACGACAAGACAACAATCATATCGTCAGGCAACCAAAATGGACGGGTCAAACTCTACAAGATGTGGCACGGCATGAACAAAAACCTCGTTTATGACGATGACGAGGCGGGCCAAACTGAAAACAGCAACTACTACTCGGTCGGAGACAAGCGTGGTATGGGAGATTACTACATAATTGACTTCTTCCAATCAGGGTTGGGAACAGGGTCAGGCGACAGTCTGAACTTCAACCCCACAGCTACTCTGTATTGGCACGAAAAATAGTACTAGTTAGCTCCACAAAAATACAATTCCCCTCCAACCACTCCACATCTGCCATGTCTAGCCCAGAACGTGGATCCACGTTGGAGCACCAGATGCATGGTCTCCCCCAATCAAATAGTGCAGGCTCCTTGTATAGAACCTTCAATTGAAATTGCATTTGACAACCCAACCAATCCTTGAATCGCGGGAAGAACTTGATACCTCCCGCAATGTCATCCAAGACAGCATACTCAGCCTCCTGGTTGTTTAGTGCCTCTCCGGCACTAAACAACCCACCGAAAAACATATGGCTGCCTAAACTTCTGGCCCACACAGTCTTTCCCAATCTAGTAGGTCCGAACAAAATGAGGGACTTTCGTCTACCTAAAACTGTCAGTTACTCCAACAACAGACTTTGTAAAGGCGACAGAGGTGGTAGGGACCCGCGACAGCGGGAGCCACCGGAGGGCACTTACCTCGGACTCGTCCAAAGAGAACATTATCTCTCCAGTCTTCGAGAGCTTCATAACCGGCAAGGTCAAAAACTCCATCGGGCGTAGTGTAGGATATCGGGAGAGGTCTGAATCTCCACTCGACAAATCGGGACAAGGCTGGGAAATTGCACACCAGAGATTTAGGATCCAACTCCTCGCAAAGTCTCCAAAACTCGTCAGGAGACTCCGCAGCTGTGATTTCCCCCCACGCATCCTCATCTCTAGTAGTGCCTCTTCGACCGCCAACTCCGCTCGGCCGTTCGAGACCTCCAGCGACAACTTCGCCATCCTTAGTCGCATAATCGTAACCTCCAACCGCATTCTTTCGACTTGGTTCAACATTCGGGTGGTAACCGTCGACATCGAATACATCAACCTTTCGACTTCGAAAGCGCCGTTCGAATGAGATAAACACATGTAGGTGAAATCCGTCACCCGTTGGGTAATGCTCGCGTGCGACAATGCATTCACCTCCAAGGTTTCCAAGAACCTCAACAATTCGGTGGGGGTCCAATTCGGGTTTGACATCGTTGCCTTCAGAATGGGCATAGGTAAGCAGAAAGTGCTGGGCACAAAAACAAATGCTTGGCATTAATGTGTCCTCTGGGTCCTGTTGAAAACTAATATTATACAACAGGACACAGGACACAGAGCAACTATAAGTAGCTCGGTCCCCCCCAACAAAACTGAGACATTTTCCCAACAAATGTCCCAACAAAATGGCCAGAAAGTATCTTTCGCGCTACCGGCCCAAGTACAGCGGGGCATACAGGGGTCGTCGACCACTCAGGGCAAAGGCTTCACCACGGCGAAGAAGCTATGGCAAAAAGAAGTATGGTGGAAAGAGGATGTCCAACAAAAAGATCCTCGATCTGACCTCACGAAAGAAGCGTGACACAATGGCCCCTTATTATTCTACCAATGGCAGTAGCCCCCTTACTGGTCTCGGAGGTTACACTGCAAATGGAACAGGCGGTGGAGCACAAGGTTACACCGGCCTCTTGTGGCTGTGCACAGCCCGAGACAAC